TGTAAATGTTGAAACAGCATTTAATTGCTTTAACTTTCTTACAGCAGCCGTCTCTGCTCCTAAAGGAAATAATTCAGTTAAACAAGTAATTTCATTGTCACCAATTCTTAAATCTACAACACCTTGAGTACCAGCACTAACATTATAAACAATATCACCTGATACTACTCCAATACCAATGCCAGTTGCGTTTACTATCTTTCCATTGCTTCCTAAATTACCTATTGAAGTAACTTGAAATGTAGCATTTGCTCCACCAGTTGTAATTACAAGAATATCAGTTGCTACATACCCTGTACCTGCTGCACTAATAGTAAAACTTGTTACTGATGTTCCATCGGCAATAATATTTACTGTACAGTCAGCATTACCACTTCCTCCTGTAGTTGGTACATTGTTTTGAGTAGTATAACCACCATTGTTAGTTCCTCCAAGAGCACTTACAACATTAATTTCTCCAAGTGAAGAATTTGTTCCTGTTGATATTGGTGCTGAAGCTGTAGTTCCCACAACTATTTCTGCGGTTCCACTATCTACAACTAATGATTCTTTTATTGATATATATTTTGACATATCTTATATTTTTTCTTATTATTAAAGTACAAAGATACTAAAAAAAAAGAGACCACTTTTAAATGGTCTCTTTGTAAATTACTTCTTAAGTAAATTGTCTAATAGCTTTAAAGACTCTATTCCATCATCTGATTTTAAATATGATGAAACAATATAATTTGTCTCTTCACCAAATGGTATTGTAAGCATTCTTTTTTTATTTGACTTGGTATTAAAATGTACATCTCTTCCCATTTTAACTATATATCCAGCATCAAAAAATGACTGAACTTTAGCTTGTAATTTTAACATTGGGTCGTTTAATAAAGATAAAAATCCTGCTGGGTCTTGTTTAGCATATACTAAAACATCTCTTTTTAATTCTGCAGTTGATACTTTTGAAACATCTATTCCAAATAAAACTTTAGAAACTTGTTCTAATTGGTCTATACTTAAACTTCTTGCTTCAACTAGTGCGTCTACTTGAGAATTTAATATTTCAACATCTTGCCTTGCATCTTGTTCTGTATTTACCATACGATACACAGTATTATAACCTGGATGTATTTGTAAAAACTTTTGCAAAACTGGATTAGTTTTTGGAACATTTAACATTCCATCTGTAAACACAATAGGTTCCATTAATTTGTTACCATCTTGTTCGTCTACAAATACTGATTTTTGATTTTTTGCATAACACAACTCTCTATTTGTTTGTGTTTCTTCATCCCAATGTAGTAAAGAATTTCTTTTATTGTGATGGGAAGCCAACATAAATGCTAATGGAGAAGCTCCATTCATTAATACGTAGGTTTGATTAGTTGTTGCTTTTGTTTTTTTCATTATATAAGATTTAATTTGATTAAAAAAAAAGGGGAGGAGTTTTATTTCCTCCCCATTTAAATACTACTTTTTATTGTTTAAATAAGAAGAAGTTGTTAGCACCTAAAGTACAAACACATCTTTCAGATAGGAAGTTAACGTTCATCACGTCATCGCCAATTGTAGTAGCTCCTCCTGCTCCCCCAGTAATCCACGTTTTATATCTTCTGTCTTCAGTTTCTGAAGCTCTGTATCTAACGTGCAAGAATGGTCTCTTAGCATTTTTACCTAAAACTTGGTCATATACTGTAGTAGAACCTGCTGGAACCATAAGTCCATTAACTTGTCCTCCTACTAAACCACCTCTCATTGTTGGGTCATTTAAGTATTTCCAATCAGACTTATAGAAGTCATAACCTCTTCTAAATCCTCTGAAACCTAAATTTAAAGCCATTTCTTCATCATTGTCAAATAGACCGTATGATGTTCCATTGCTTCCGTAAGAATTTTGAGTCGCTAACATATCGTCAATATCAAAACCAAAGTTTCTGTTTAAGAAAATAACATTTTCCTCAATAGAACCTTGCTTATCTAATCTTTCAATAATAGAATCAAAATCACTTAATACAGTTGGATTACCTCCAGACCAAACGTTACCTCTTGTACCAACCACGTGGAAGATACCTTCAGTTCCTTTGTTTCCTACTGGAGTAGCTGCTGCTGCTGCACCAGAACCTGCTACTGCTGGTACTGCTTCAACCATTGCTGTTTCCAAATAGTCATCAAAACGTAATCTAGTGTCGTGCTCAGACTTTAAATACCATAGGTACCCATCTACTCCGTTTTCTCCAGTTACTTGAATCCATCCAATTTGTGCCATATCAGAACCTGCAATACTGTAAGTGTCTTTTAGGATAATTGGTGAATTGTCAAATATAGAGTCATCAGAGATTAATGTTTCCGCCATTGTAGGTGTTCCTTTTCTGAATTCAGAACCGTAAACAAATACTGTAAACGTTGAAGCTGCTGCATAAGCTGCTTGAGTTGCTTCATAAAAAGCTACTGTAAAAGTTCTGTTAGGATAATCAACAGCCGTTACAACCGCTTTGTTACTTAAAACTGAACCTGCAGTTTCGTCTGAAATCATAACTGTTTGACCAATTCTGATTGCAATACCTCCTGCACCTCCTGTTAGTGGCTGTGTAGCTGGGTCAGGTCCATTTGGTACAGTAATTGGAACTGTAAAAGTTTGAACAAGTTCAGTTCCTAAATATGAACCAGCAGTTATTGCTGTATACTTAGTGTGTAATCTTCCTTGTTCTGCCCATTTTATCATATCTGAATTTGATGGCATTTCAGCACCTACCATTCTTAAGAATGATGATACTGTTCTGTTTCCGTAACGTTCAAATTCCTTTTCGTAAGTATCTGGAAGATAAGTACTCAAGAAATCGAAGTTAGTAATATAGTTAGTTTGCGTAGTAATCTGTTGAGCACTTGGCTGTAACTGAAAATTTAGCAAATCAACGTTTTCTATTGCTCCTGGCATAATTTCTAATTTTTTTGTGATTAGTCGTCAACGACCAATCTGGTTTTTTAATTTATTTTTGTTTTGAACTTTTAATTCTTAAACTCCTTCCAGAGTCTGAATTAACAGTTCTAATTTTCATTCCTCCTTTAGTAGAAGTTATTTCTGGTGCATTACGTAATCCCATATTTATATTTTTGGTTTTACGTGCATCACCTTCAATTGCTTCTGATTTGCCTTGTTCATAAAAGAACTGAGCAAATTTGTCAGGATTCATCGCTAATGATAACGCTTTATGATACTCTCCTACATCTTTCATCATTCCATCACCGTCTAAATATTTATCAACAAAGTTCATAATATTAGATTGTGACTTTTTTAATGAATCTACATCTGCAGGTTTATACGTTATATTATTCTCACCTAAATTAAATTCAAAACCTTTGAATTCGCTAGAAAATACTTCGTCAGATTTCTTGGTAAACCAATCTCTCTTACGTTCATTCAACTCACTAGTAGTTGCTGCATCATTAACATATTGTTTATATTCAGCTAATTGTTTTTTATCATCCTCAGAAACACCACTTACTCTTGACTCAAGAGGTTGCTTATATGTTTCTTTCTGGTCGTTAAAATACTTAGTAGCCTTTTTAACAATTCTTTTCTTTGCTAACTTTTTCTTTTTTATAGCTGAATCATCATCTATATCCTCATCATAAATATAGTCTTCCATTAAGGATTCTACATCTTCTGGGTCTATAGCTTCATCAGTTGCTAAAAAATATTCAGCTAACAAAACATCAGGATTCATTTCTTCAAAGTCTTGGTTTAATTTTACATAATCCTCAACTCCTCGACCTGTATCCTTTTTATATTTTAAATAGGCAGCGACATCATCTGGAAGGTCTTCCTTGACTTCTCGCTCAGTAACTAAATCATCAATTGAATTAATTTCTTTACCGTATTTTTTTCCTATATATTTCAGTACATCTTCTTCTGTTAACTCAGAACCTGTCTTAACATCTTCTTCAAGAGTTTTTTGGTCTACTGATTCTGATTCTGAAATATTTACTTTTTCTGAAGAACCTTCTAATTCTTCATTTAATTTTTCATCGTGCTTTTGTAGTAATTCACTTTCTACTTCTTGCACTGATTTTTGTTCTTTTGTAACTTCTCTTACTTTTAATGTCATTGGATTTAATTTAATTTTTACAAAGTTAGTAATTTATTTATTGTTTATTCTAGGTCTATCTAGGTTCAAATTCAGATAAGTCAAAACCATCTAAACTATCTTCATTAGACTCAAATCTTTGAGGAGGTAAATTATTTCTTCTTTGATTTATTAATCTAGATTGTTCATTGTTAGCCTGGCTAATTCTATTTGACTTAGCTGATTCTCTTTGGGATTCTCTTTGTTGTAAGCCTCTTTCACTTATATCACGTAATTGTTGATTAAACTGAAATTCTTTATCCATTAGAGAAGCTTTTAATTCAGCTTCAGCTTTTAATCTTTCTATTTCAAAAGAAACTTTAGCTTGTTCTAATTGCATTTTAGCTTGAGATTCAGCTTGAATCTTTTGCATAGCAGTTTGTGCAGCCATTTGTTGAGACTGCATTTGAATTTCACCTTGTTGCTGTTGCTTCTTCATTTCAAACTCACGGTCTTGTTCTTCTTTTTTCATCCTCTTCATTTTCAGAAGTTGATTAGCTAATTTTAAATTATGTATCTCTCGAATATCTATAGCGTCTTCTAAATTAATATCTCCTTTAGATAATGCTAAAGATATATTAGATTCTAATTGTGCTTTTTCTTCTATATCAGGACTTACTTCAATAAATATTCCAAAGTCATATATATATAACTCATTCATTTCTTTTAAAATAGAAACATTATATTTTCCAATTTGATTAGCAAATTCTTCTTTAAAATCTGCATACTCTAATATATCCCCTATTCTTAAAGCTAAACCTTCAGCTAAAGTTCTATATATATAAAGAGAACCATCTAAAATATGTCTTGTAGCAGTATTAGAATTTAAAGCAGCCATTTTTTGAATACCTACCAAAGCATTAGCATCTGGTTTATTACCATCTTTAGCTTCACTTAATCCTGTTACTTGTCTTAACATATTTAAATAATTATTTAAATTAGCTATAAGCATTTGTGTTTTACCTCCTCCAGAATTAGCTGTTAATTGTGTAATAGGAACTTTTCCTTGATTATAATCTCCATCTTGAGTATAACTTCTACCTACAACACTACCAGTTTGAAAATACAAACGCAAAGCGTCCTCTGGATTGTATGCGTTTCCAGTTCCTAAATCCACTTCATTTAATCCGTCTGCATCAATATAAACACCATCAGGGACTACTCTTGCAATTACTTGTTGTAATTTTAAATGAGTTAATTGAATTAAATCAGCAAAAGGAATCATTCTTCTTGTTAAAGACTCTATAACTCCTTTATACATTCTAGGTGCTGTAGCTACATAATTAGGTAAAGCAGCTTGAGTAGCAGATTTAGGACGAACCATATTTTCAGCTAACTCCCATTTTAGAACTATATTAGTTCCCATTACCATTATACCATTATACCAAACATCAATTGTTTTTTCTACTTTTTCAAACTTACCGTCTTCCATCATATCTTCTGGTGGATTAAACTGGTCGTCTTTTTCTATTATTTTAGAACCTCCATTGTCATTATATTTCTTTTTGTAAACATACTTTTTAGTTGTTTTATAATTAAAATATAATAATGTAGTAGTGTCTTTATAAAATAAATCATTGTCATAATATTGTGAAATATTAAAGTAATCCATCCATTGTTGACTTCTCATACTTATTTCTTCTAAATTTTCTTTAGTAAGAGATTGGTCTATTTTTAATAATTCAGTAATAGCAACTGTTTTAACTTCACCCCAATAAAAACAATCTTTAAAATGAGGGTCTTCAGTATAACTATAAATTAAATTAGCTGGGTCTACATATGAAATTTTTACTCCTGCTCCAGGCTCAAACTCGTGTTTTGTACATCCTAAACCTAATACTGTTAAATCATAATCAACTCTTTTTCTAATATCTTCATAATGATTAGCTGCAAATAAAGTATCTAAACCTTCTTCTTGTGCTATTTCTATAGCTGGTTTGTAATTAAGCTGCATATACAATGCCAACTCCTCATTTGAATTAGGTAAATCTTCAGGACTCATAGTAAATGGATTAACTCCAAAACCTTCTTGTACCATTGTAAGTAAATTTTTAGAAACCATTTGAGCCTCTATCATATCTTGATACTTAGTTCTTTTTGACTGAGACATTGCATCTTGTGCGTAAGCATTAACAGAAAAAAGCCTGTCAGACATTCCATTAACAACTAAGTCTACGAATTTAGGAATAACAGGAACAATTGCCCAATCTAAATTAAGATATGATAAATCTCCATCAACTGCTAATTCATTTTTATATTTGGCTACGGATTGCTCCCCACGAGCATATAATCGTAATCGGTTAAAGTCTCGCCATTGACTATAGTATCTGCATCCGCTAGAATCCTTCCTAAACCATTCGTATTGTATAGCTTGACCTATCATCAAACCATACTCTTCTGTAGCCATTTTAGCTTCAGAAACAAACTGACTAGGAAACCCAACGTCAGATATATTTATTGTAATATCTTTCATTTATTTTAGTAATTCACTCAAAGTTCCTTTATTAGCATATCTTGCAAAGTTAATGCTTATTTTTGATTGTTTTTTAGTAGGTGTGTATAGATGTTTTTGATTAGCCATTATAGCTAAACCAGAACTAATTGACGCATCATATTTGGTTCTATTGGTTATATCAAATTTTGCCCAATCATCTAATGTTCTCATAAATGGCATAGTCCCCATTTCATCGCTATCCCTAAAACTTCCCATCATATCTATTCCAACATTTTTTTCTATAAAAGATTCTATAGCTGCTGCGTGAGATTGTTTTACATCTTCACTTGAATTAGGAATACCCCCTAATTCTCTTTCTGTTTTAGATAGTTTGTTATAAGTTTTATCTGGTCTATTCATACTAAACCCTCGATACCCTCTGTTTTTAAAATGATATAATAATCTAGGTTTGTTATTTTCACACAAGAGAGGCATTCCATAAAACACACAAGCCATTAATACATCTTCAAAAAATATTTCAGCAGTCTGTGGTCTAGCAACATACTCTAAAAAAAACTCATTACTAGGAGCATTATCCATATTAAATTTTGTCATTCCGTGTAAAGCTCCATTAGAACCTTTACCGCCAACAGTTCCAGATATATCATAAGAATCACATCCAAAAGACCCTAAGTGTTCATTTAAAGGATATTTAATTCCATTACGAATTTGAAATCTATTCTGCATATTATACTC